TGTGCCTGTGCCTGTTGCATTGCTTGTGCTTGTTGCTGCGTTACCTGTGAGTATTTATCCATAACTGTCTCTCCATCATTCTGCAGAGATACGTTAGGTGCCCCTGGAGTATAGCCAAATTGCTCAGGAGTAGGTTGTGGAGGTAACATCTTCTGGAACTCTTCAGGATCAATAGTATCTGCCATATTACCAAGGTTTTCAGAGATAGCTGCAATAGATTGTTGCCATACTGCTTGAGCTTGCTCATAAGCAAGTTGCTCAGGAGACTTCTCAAATGGCTGTAGCTTAGCTCCTCTAGTTTTCATAAGATAGGAGAACATAGGTGCAATATTGAATCCCTGTCCAACTTGAGGAGACTGAGAAATAGCTTGAAATGCCATTGCTAGAGATTCACCATCAACTAGCTTATCACTAGGTAGCAGTCCATCAGATACTTTGAATTCTAGCTTAGCCTTACGTAGAGACACGGGATCTACCTTAACCATAGTTTCCTGCTCTCTATTATAGAGTTCCACTCCACCCTGGTATTGGAGAATATTAGTCTTAATTACTTCCTTTATAGGAGAGAAGAAGTTACCTTCTAGGTTAAGAGCTACTGTCTGATCCCGGCCATTAGCATAGCCCATAGTCTCTTCGAACTCAAAGCGAGTCTTATTACCTTTAACAAATTGCCCTTGCCTAGCAGGGTTAAGTCCAGATACCTGATTAGCTAGAGCTGTGAATGACTGTATAGCTGACATAGAATACTGTGACTGTGAATCTTCAAATGGGATAGGATACACAGCTTCAGATAAGGGTGTTCCATAAGCTGACGGGCGCACCGGTATCCTAGCTACGGGAGAATCAGAACGTACACTAGCTGAAGATACTCGGGAAGGATCGTACAGCATCCTATCACTGATAGCTCTTCTCCTAGCTGCAATCATGCTGTTACTGAGAGCAGTAGTGATCTGCTGGAAAGGTTCTATATTCTTAGCAAAGGACTTAGTTTGATATCCCATCCCATCATCTAGTGGAGCACAAAAGAAGATAGGAATAAGGTTGTGTACATTGGTCATACGCTCAGCATATACCAGTACCTTATTATTAACAATTATAAACTTCCAGACTTGCGGGGTGCTCTTAGCTGGTACATCCTTCATATCAAAATCTTCAGGCAGAATACGCCCATAGAGTACCATTACTTCGTAGATATTACCGTACTTAATCCTAGGGTTCTTATTAGAGGCCATTCCTGCCCAGGATAACCAGTTAGTAGATACATACTTCTCTGAATCATAGATAGCTTCTGGATTTATATTCGGGCTATAGTAAGTTTCAATTCCAGAGTTCCCACCAGAAGGTGCTGCTGATCCTGACTCAAATGCTTCCTTAACATTGATCCTAGAAGGCAGTGCAGCTATATACTTCTTAAGTGCTATCCTACTCTTCGACATAGTGTAACCTGCAAACTCAGCTTCTGCTGGTACATCTACAGGATCAACTCTGGTATCCCAAAAAGTGTTGTAGGGATCCAGTGCCTTAATAGTGTTACCGCTCCATATAACTTCCTTCTGCTTATCTACCTCATCTCCCCCACTGGCAGTCATAGGAGTCTCTAGGGAATAGGATACTTGACTATCCCAAGATACTTCAGTAGGCCCAATGTTGTACTTAAAGCCATTTCTTAGGGACTTGAGAATCTCAGGTACCCAATTACCATGGATTTGCTGCTGTCCAATAATAGTGTCCATCTGAGTTGCTGCATCTACATGCTCAGGTGACGCTGCTGCCCCAAAGATAGGGAAACCAGATAAAAACACTGATTGCTGATAAGTTACTGCTGATTCAACCTGTGGCATAACCAAAGGCAGTACAATATTCTGGTACTTATCTGGATCACCACTCAGGTTAGCTTGTTTAGCTTTCCACTGGTCTTCTGTGAAGTCAACTTCCCGCATATACTGGCGGTCAATTCCTTCAAATCTAGCTCTAAGATTCCACTGCTGATTAACTAAGCTACAAGACTGCTTAGCAAATTCTAGAATAGCCTCAGCTGTTTTCTCTTTAGGACGATATGGCATAACCATTGGAGGAAAACTCCTATTTGACTTGTGACCAACCTGTGGCCAATATTAGAAAGGTGATAGTTCTGCTTCACTCAGAGTGTAAGCGTCATCTGCATCTATCTCTTGCTGTCCCACTATGGTGTATTGCTCTAAAATTGGCCCGTATTGCTCAATAACTTTAGGTGCATAAGTAAGACAATCTAGTATCCCATCTATATTATCAGTTTTCAACGGACGAAACCCGTTAATCTGTTCGTGCACTTGTGATCTACAAGAGGGGTGCACAAATAACTCACCTGCTGCATAACTCTTAAACATGTTCAAGATTCTAGTATTTTTATTTAGCTTACCAGAGTAGATGTCTACAAAAGTTATGCCCTCAATTCCTGTCTGCTTACATATAAAGTCACTCCAATATAGAAGTGAATACTGGTAAGCGTTACCTTCGATAACAACTAAACCACATCCCCACTTCATAGCTAGTTTAATGGACTCTTTAATAGTCTCACCAGGTGACAGCCTGCCTTCCACTATCTCTCTGGCACAAGGAACTGTTGTATCTCCATGCACCTCGAAGTAAGCCAGTGTTACAGCATCAGAATTATACTTATCATTCGACGGGTCTATAACAATGAACTTGCCCATAGGTATGTCATTATCATCAAAAGGATACTGAGGGAGATTACTGAGATCGACAAGACTATTAACTGAAGCATTTTCATCATTTAGCACCTCACTAAAGAATATCTCAGGATGACCTGCATTAAGGTCAGCTTGGTACTCAATAAGTAGTTGCCGTATAGGTTGCAATTCTTCCCATAAAGAGGTCCCATTCTCCAGAATTCCACCTGCTATGAACTTAGTCCACTGTGGATTCTGCTTCAGTTTCTTAAGAATAGAGTGGGGAGTAGGGTACATGTTAGCAATAAATAGGGTTAGGCACCGCTTAGGTGACTTAGCTTTCATTGCAGTACCAATCATCCACTTATACAAGTTATCACTTACAACCTGGGAGTCAGCATCTTCTCTAGTCTGTATATCTTCAAATACCATAACATCTGGCCTAGAGTTCTTAAGGTTAAGGCCACGAACACTACCTCCCGCACCTACACCCGCTAATATAATATTTCTGCCACGGAAACCAAACTTCTTAACATCTTGTGTATCTTGTTCCATACCTAATCTCCAGTCACCAAATACTGACTTAACATTAGGTTCATCTAGCATATCTGAGATATCAGAAAGTATGTTTCTTGCGTGTGAAGCAGTAGCAGAAAGAATGAGTACGAACTGGCGATCTGTAAAGAGAATACAGTAAAGAACAAATAACTTAATAACAGATGTCTTACCAAAAGCACGAGGTAATCCAATCGCTATTCTTGCAAATAGTTCTTCCGTGTTATCGCAATTACTTCTGGATTTATCCACTAATTCCCGTAACCAGCCCCAGATACCTAGAAATACTGGAGGCCAGCTATACTCATAAATAGTAGGAGTAGCCAGTCCTGCAAGAAAGTCAGGAGACTCTCTAGCAGTATCAATAACTTCTGATGACTGATAGGTGTCTTCTTCTAATTGTTGTCCGTTATCTTGCAGCATAGCTGTATGCTCTCCCGATTTAAGATTTCATTATATAGTTAGTAAAGACATAGCTAGCCGTAGCAAGAGACATAGCAAGAGGTCAGAGTCAGAGACACATGCCTTCTGCTTCGCAGGTGCAGGTGCAGGTGCAAGCGTAGGCGCGAGGCTAAGATTTCACTGTAACTGAGTAATCGTAATCTTCAGCCCCATAACTACCATAACTACCATAACTATCAGAGTGAGGATAAGAGATCCGGTTCATAAGTCTCTTTTTCACTTCTGCTGCTTTCGTTATGTCTCTGCTGTGTAACTCTTTCACCACTGGGTTCTGGGAGTTCTTTGGGTTCTTGCTCTCCTCCTTCATCCCCTTCTCCTCCAGAGAGTTCCCTAGAGAGTTCCTGGGGGGAGAGTTCTCGCGATGCGAGGAAGCCAGGCAAGCTTCCGGAACTAGCGGTGACGAGAGTCTGTGCTTCTCCAGAATCATCTCGCACCTCCACTACCTGATGGTAGTTGTTAGTAACAAACTTTTGTTGAATAGTGGTAGGTAAGGTAAGACTCACAACCTTAGCTTGAGGGATATCAGTGTCAGTAGTTGTAGCACCTCTGCGCTTGGCACTATTAATTGTGGTGATTGCTTGTAAAATGTCTCTAGGTCTAGTTATAAGAGGTAAGACTTTCTCCAGCTTCTCAAGTAACTTACCTTCTAGTCCATTATAGGAACTATCTAGCTCAGTAGACTTTTGCAGTGAGGCTACTCGTAATCTCTGCACTTCTGCTGCAAAGCCAGGCGCAGCCAGCATCTGCGATACTCTGGAGTCAGTAACTCCTAGAGCCGATGAAACTACTGAGGCTGAGTGTCCCTGACCTAGTAGCGCAAGCGCCTTCTCCTCATTGCCACTTCTATCATGTGCCATGTCTGTGGCTCCTCTATGCGTAACACCCAACATATACACAGTATATAGCACACGCATGTGGTGTACCCGGAGGAGTGGCTGAGTGAGAGTTGCTGCTTCCCAGAGAGTTGTGGAACAACAGTTGCTTCACAAGGGTGGCATAGCCAGGGCAGTTGCTTCGCAAGGCAGTAACTTATACAAGAGTATAAAAAAGTTTAGGAAAATATTTAGGCTTCCTTAGGTATAGGAGCCGACAGAGAAGTAAAAAAGGCTACCCGGGGGGTGGGGTAAATACGAATCGCTATTATTTAGATTTAGATTCAGGTTTAGCTGCGAGGTGGCGCGAGGGATAGGCTGATAATTATTAGCAGGTGTCTGGGTAGTCTGGCCTGTGAGCTCGCTGGATGATTAGCCTGATAATGGTTAGCAGGCTAATAGGTAGCAGGCTAATAGGTAGCAGGCTAAATAAGTCGAAGAATAATTAAGGCGATTCGCTTGCGCTTGGCTGTGAAAAGACTATACTGTTTATACGCCAATCAGAAAAGGAATCGCATCATGTTAGTAGCTATGACAGAATCAGAAGCATATACGCACAAGGCTTTACTAGCTGAATGTCACGGCTACCGTGACTTTAGCGAGATGGTAACTAAGCTAGAAGAATACGATAAAGCCTATAGGTTTTACCGCGTAACAGTTACGCGATATGGCAGTTATTGGTATATCCACGCTAATGACTTGGGAGATTAAGCTATAGTGCTATCTGATAGGGCAGTGCTGCAATACTATACTGCCCTATCTGGTACCCACTAGTGGTTGTAGCGTTTCTTTACTTGTTTCTATGGGCGCTTTAAATGAAAGTAAACAAGGACTCATTAGTTAGATAATGTAACTTAATGTAACTTAATGTAACTTGAAAGGATAATTGAAAATGAAAACTATCGAATGTAAAAGTTTCTTTAAAACTATTAACGATAAGTCTTCCCCAGTATATGGTGAGAAGCGGAAAGACTTGAACTGGTCATTTGAAGGATATTCTGGCGAGGATGTCTTAGAAGCTGATGCTAGTACCGCTGAGAAGCTGGCGGTATTAGTTAATTCTCAGATGGAATCATACGGTAGAAAACTGGTATTAGCTAAGAACGATGTATGGACTTTCAGTCCGGAGGGATTGATAACTCTGGATATTGTTTATAATGACTTGGTGCGTGAAACTACTAGGAAAAGAAAAGTCACGAAAGAAACTCTCGCACTATGTGGTAAATTCTACGCTGACTACGCTAGCCAGTTACTTGGCAAAGATACGAAAGCTGCTAACGCTGGCGATAAAGTCATAGCGTTAAAATTGCAACCTATATCTGGTAATAGGGAAGCCGTTAAAGTTATGAAAGATAATATATTGAAGTTAATTGAAGAAGCATCTGAAGTTACGGATGATATTAAATTAAGCGAGGATCTGTTCAAACAAATGGATTGTTTAGAATGGTTGATTGACGAATGTGATTCTTTACTCAAGACTGATGAGGATCTGGAAAATTCCCTATAATTCCCTATAATTCCCTTTATTCCCTTTATATTATCCTGTCTTTATATTGCCCATCTTAATCGATGGGCTTTTTATTTGTCTTGTCTTTATATTATCTT